ATTCTGCGAAATCTTTTCCAGCCTTTCTGCCAGTTTTTCTGCTATCTTCTCAATGTCTGCGTCTTCTCTTACGATGATCTGATCTGCAAGCTTTGGTATGGATATGCTGACCTGTATCGTTCCTTTTCCGCTTCTGGCTCCATCTTTATATGCTTTCTGTACAGATTCGTCATGGGGATATACCCTGGAACCTTTCGGAAGATCCACAATCTCTCCGCCTCGTTCAGAGATCTGTACCAGACCGCCTTTCCAGTTCTGTGTACCTTTTGCAAGTGTCGGAATGGTTGCGATCGTCGGAGCAAAAGTCTTTCCTCCTACACCTGGCACCCATTTAGGTATATCAATATGGATGCTGTTGATTCTGCTGATCGCTGAGTTGATCACAGAAATCACGCCATTCATCGGCTGTTTGAACAATGCGACAAGTCCCGAAAAGATATTTCCGAAAATGTCTTGCACTCCCTGCCATGCCTTTTCCCAGTTTCCAGTAAATACACCTG